TGGTCGTATCGCGTAGAAGCCAGGTGTCTTGAGATACGAGGCCGGACCAGGTGTCATGCTGAACATCGGTCCGTAGACGGCGATCTGGTTCGTGCCCGTCCACACCGAGCCGCCAACGGTGACTATCGCCATCCCGGAAGGCCCAAAGGTCCAAGGCACCGACACGCGTGTCCACGCTGTCAAGGACAGCTGGCATGGTTGGTCGACGGTCGTCGCCCCGTCCGTCACGGAGATGTTGAACGCGCCAGCCGCCGACACCGCTTTCAAGTACACCGAGAAACAGGACAACGACCCGTAGACACCGGGGTCGATCGACACAACCTGCGAGATGCTCGAACTTCCTGAACCGTCGCCGGCCAAGATCGTGGCCGTGCTTCCTCCGAACGGATCGGTCGTCGAACCAACGACGGTGCACGCTCGTGTCCAGCTGCTCTGCGTGAAGTCCTCGGAGTTTTGGAGCATGTTCCCGGTCGGGTCGACGTAGATGAACTGCCCGAAGCGACCTTGCATCGAGTTGAAGAAACTCTCGAGCACGTCAACCTCTGCGTCTGTCAAGCTCTTGTACGTGAGCAGGTAACGAGCGAGAGGTTCGTTACGCCACGGCCACGCGATGTGCGATCCAGAAGCCAGGTTTGTCGCGCTCGTCAGATGTTCGAAGGTCACACCGTTCGGGTGATGTGCCCTGATGCCGTTCGAGTTGATGGCTGGGAAGACGGCCATTATGCTCTCCTCCACTCAGCACACGCCAACGTCAGGTCGAACAGTCCGTGGGCAACCTCCTGCAGGACGAAATTGTCGTCGGTGAAGTACATGTTCGCATATGTCGTCCCGTCAAGAGCGATGCTCCACGTGGAGTCGAAGGCAGCTTTCATCGATCTCCAGAACGTCAACAGGGCGTCGACATCATGCGCCATGATCTTCGTGTACGTCAGCTTGAACGCCGCCAACCCGGCACCTTGCGAGACCCACCTTTGCTCCGAGTCATCACAGAACTGCTTCACGGTGGTGGCGAAAACGTTCGAGCGCGCCACCGGATAGAGAGCTGCCGCCCCGTTGCGCACGGTCGGGAAGGTCGCCATCTATCTCCTCCCCGCCGCGGATTGCACCTGGTAGTTGATCGGGTGCGCCTGCTGCATCGCCGCCATGACAGCGCTCGCGATGATGTTCCGCTGGTCCATCACGTTCTTTGCGTCGAACGCGTGGATGGGCATGTTGAGATAGATCACCGTGCCCGGAACCGTCTCCAGGTTAGAACTGTTGTGCGGTCCACGGATGTAGTATGGGCTGTTCACCTGGAAGGCGAAGGCGTCCCACGGTGTCCCCTCGACCATCCCTGCCCTGTTGGTCCTCGTCCGCGCGCCGGTGATGTCTGCGCTGACCGAGGCCGAAGGAGGAGCCATGTAGAGAGCGTCACGGATCTCTCGAGTGATCTGTGTCTGCCTTCGCTCCTTGGGATCGCCCAGAAGCGAGGAGATCATCCCAAGTCCCATCCCGATCGCGGCCACGATAGGTGCGGCCGGACCAGAGACGCCCGCCATCGCCATGATCCCGCCTGCCATTCCGGCCAGGCCGGCCGTACCTTCGAGACCTCCCTGAGCACCACCACGACTGAAACCGTTGTAGGCGGCGAACGCTCCCCCTGCCAACATCGCGCCACCGCTCAGATACTTGCCCATGTTTCCGGACGATGTTGGTGCCTTGTCCCCGAACGTGCCGAACGGAGATCCGTTCAGGTCGTTGGCATAGTTCGTCTCGGCGTCTCCGCTCAGGCCGTCCGCGCTCGACGTCGACGATCCAGACTTGAACAGTTTTCCTAGCGACCCGATGATCCCGGTGCTGCTCGACGCTCCACCGGCCACAGCGTTGTCGGCCCCGGCGATCATCTTGCCCGTCAACGCTGCCGTCAGCGTGTTCAACGCGACGGTGTTCGCCATCAACGGAGCGTTCTTGGCGTCGTCACGCGAGCCAAGGATCGTTCCCTGCAGCCATCTACCGATCGACGTCATCCCGCCCTGGGCATCACGCTGGCCGGGGATCGCGCCTGCGGCGTGCGTCTGGAACCCGGCGACGATCGGTGTCAGAACGTTCGTCAGAACACCGTGTGCCAGGTTCGTTCCCATGCCCTTGAAGTAGGCTTGGAGCCCGTTCCCGCCGCCCATGATGGCAGAGGCCAGGTTGCCGGCCTCGGTCTTGGCCTCCTCGATGCGCTTGTGCTGCAGTTCTAGGAGCTGCATCTCGCGATCAAGAGCTGCCTCACCGCGCTGTGCGTCGATGTCCTTGAGCAAGTTGGCGGCGTCGATCCGCTTCTTGTTGACGTCGGTCTCTTGCTGCAAACGATCCAGCTCTTTGTTCGCGAGCTGATCCGACAACGCCATGCGCAGTTGGTAAGTTCTCTGGATCTGCGCGACCTCGTTGCCTGGCGTCGTCATCAGGTCGCCGATGCGCTGCTGCCGGCCGAACTGCCGCTGTATCGTCGTCTTCTCGCTCGACAGGTTGATGTCGGCGATCTGGCGATTGGTCTTGATGCGCTCCTGGTCGGCCTTGATCAGATCCTTCGCTCGCTCTGCCTCGGCCTTGTAGTAGTCCTCGGCGTACTTGCCGGCCATCTTGATCTGCTGGACGCGGATGTCGCCGACCTCTTTCTCAAGCTTGATCTGATCGTGCATCAGCAGTTCGCGCGCGTTCGACTCGTCACGCATCACCTGTATGCGACGTGTGGAAGAAGCCCAGTCCTCACGCGCCGCCGCCATGCGAGACTCGTAGGCTTTGTTCGCGACGACCGTCGGATCGTCCGTCTTGCCAAGCAGCTCGTCCACGCTCAGCTGTCCCACGCTCATCGTTCTCGCGATCGCCGCCGCCGTCTCCTCACTTGTCGTTGACACCTTCGCCGTTCGCTGGTTCTGCTCCACCGAGAGCTGTTTGTTGAACTTGGAGATGTCGGCCTCACGAACCTTGGAGAGCAGTTCTGCTGCCTTCGGAGAAAGTTCTCCGAGCCGCCGCAGATGAGCACTCTCTTTTTCGTACTCAGCGTTGATCTTCTCGAGACCGGTCAGCTCCAACGCTTGTGCTGCGCTCAACTTCTCGTTCAGCTGCTCGATCAGACCAGGCATCGCCTCGATCGCCTTGGCGCGAGCTTCGAGCTTCTTGATGCTGGCGTCGTTCGACTTGTACTCGCTCTCGAGCGAGGATCGCGTGGGACCGAACACCTTGTCCGACCTCAGTGCTTCGGTGATCTTGATGTTCTCTTTCTTCAGCTCCTCGACCTGCCGTTTGATCCCTTCGACATCGTTGTCGCCGAACTTAGTCTTGAACTGAGCGGCCTGCTGCTTGCCCAACGCAAGCTGCCTGTTCATCTCGTTGTTGGCCGGCGCACCCATCTGTGCGTAAGCGTTGTTCAACCCGCCGATGTTCCCGTATTCTCCTCTGATAGCATCGTACACAGCTCCGGCCAGCATCCCAGGAGCCGTGATCATCGTTGGGGTGTTCATCGCCTTTGTGATCTGCACCACGACGGGTATGACGATGGGGGCGATCTTCTCCGCGAACGAGTTCTTCAACTGCGCCCAGGCGAGATCAAGAGCTTTCATGTTGATCTCGGCCTTCGCCGTCTTCTCGATCATCTCGGTGTTCATCACGATACCGAGCTCTTTGAGCTTGTCCTGCACCTCCTGGTAGTTTTTGATGAGCGGAAGGATCTCCTTGCTAGCGCGGCCAAGGGTCAGCTGGGCGTCGCGGACCAACTCCGTCTGCGAACGTATCTTCGACAGTTTCTCGATCAGCTCGAGCGTGATTGGACCGATCTCTCGCATCTCACCACCAACAGCGTGTGTTTCGATGCCCAGCGACGTGAGAACTTTCGACGCTTTAGCTCCTGTTCCTGACGCGTCCTCAAGCGCCGCGGCCAGGATGCGAGATGATCCTTCAAGCGCAAGTACGTTGACATCTGCCAGATAGGATGCTTTCTCCAGGTTGCGTGCTTGCCCCGCAGTCACGCCCAGCCGTTCCGCCAGATGTACCGTGTCGTCGGCCATGCGCATGAAGCCGCGCGTTACATCATACGCTCCTTTGGCTATCACACCAAGGCCTGCGGCAGCACCAGCAGCGACCGCACCACCGGGTCCGATCAGCGTCAAAAAATTCTGTGCCCCGTTACCAAGTGCCTGGAAAGGGTTGGAGATGGCGCTGCCAGCGTTCTGCGCGAAGCTGGCGAACATCTCCTTGACGCTCAAGTTGGTTTTGTATGTGGACGCGGCGAGCGTTCCGTAGGCCTTGTTGATGCGATCAACCTGCTCTGTCGTCTTGCCATAGTCGGAAACGGTGAAGGAGTGCTGAAGAAGCATCTGCTCCTTCGCCGTCTTGCCGGCCATCTGTGCCTGACGCTCAAGGTTACGGATGTAGCGATCAACGCTCGCGGAGCTTTCGTTGGCGGCAGCACCAGCACCGCGAGTCTTGGCGGCGACGTCGTCAAGTGCTTTCTCGCCTTGGGTCTTGATCCTAAGAGTTAGTTCAAGATTGTCGAGCTCGCTCATTGTTTGCCGTCCAGGTTGATGACCCGCTCGTGATTGTTCTGCACATCGCGATGGTTCGCCTCGGCCCTCGCGTTGTCAAGCGCGTTCTGCTCGCTGGTCAAGATGATGAACGCGTCGGCCAAAGGTATCGGCAGGCTCGAAACCTTCGTCGAGGACACACCACACTCCTGCAACGCTTGAGATCGATCGAACGCTTGCGTTAGCTCGACCGACAACGGTGTGGTCTGCGACACCGGACATTCGTTCGAGCTCACACCTTTGACAGAGAACAACGTTCCTCTCCCTGTTTTGTATGTCGGAGTCCACCAAGCAGGCCTGTCAGGATCGTAGAGCGGCAAGAACTCGACAAACTTCCTGCAGTTTCGCGTCAGGAAGCGCTTGTCGCGTCGGCAGGTGGCGCAATCGTACTGTTCGCTCGCTCGTCCGCCGCTGCGCCAGAAGTGGAAGGCGACGCGAAGTTTTTTGTTTCTCTCTCCGACAGTGCTGACCCGTCCTCGATGATCTCGAGCACTTCTTCGATCAGATCGCTCGGCCACTCAAGCAAGTTGTCGATCGTTCCCGGCTCGTTCTCGTCCCCGAGACACAGGCCTTTCACAGCGGCAACGCCCCAACGAACCTTCGTCGGGTTCAACTCTTTGGTGACCACGTGCTGCAGTTCATCGTTCAGCTTCAAGATCTGCGGAAGGCTGCGACCGGTGTCTTCCTTCGTTCCTCCAACACGCTGCTCGGCCTGGTCCTCGGCCTTGAGCTGTCCGATCTTGCCAAGCAGGTCTCTGATCTTGTCGTTCGGACCGATGATCGCACTCTGCAGCTCGATGCGCCGTGATTCCGTCATCTTGCGGAACACTATCTGCACACCCGGGCAGACTTTGCTGTCTATCGTGGTGGTCTTTTTGAAGATGTACACTGTGAAAATCTCCTTCTCAGAACTATTGTATCGAACAGGGAAGCTAAAGAGGGGCGTCGGCCGAAACACGTTCGGCCGACACTGTGGGGAGGAGCACGCGCGGACTAGATGAAAACTGCGTAACACTCATCGCGCACGGTCAGGCTTGAACCATGTGCGGTGGACTCGGGGAAGTTGACGATGAACCGGCGCTGCTCTTCCTTCGAAGGAGCAGCGATCTGAACGTTGTTCAGCACCAGACCGAAGATCGATCCGGCGACGGTCCCGAGAAACAGGGGGATTTGCACGACCGTCTTGTCATGCGCTACCTGGATCAGGTTGGAGTACGCCGTCGAATCGTCCTCGTACAGCGAGAACTGGATCGACACTCGGCGGTTGTCACCTTCGGGCGTGGTCGGATAGTACGACCCGAAAGTGTCCTTGACGAGCACGTTGCCCGTCTGGATGCGGACGGCCGCCGTTCGAACCGTCGCCAGGTTGTTGCCGTTGACGGCGATCTTGCCGGTGAACCCGGCGATGATCCCACCGTTTGTCACCGGGGCGGGAGGTTCCGTCGGGAAGGTTGCCAGACCACCCTTCTGGGTCAGATCCGCCACGCTGAACTGGTTCGACGACAACGCCCACAGAGCTTCGCCGTTGAACGAGCACTGAGCGACATCCGCGCCCAGGTTGAACGTTGCCTCGGCCACGACCGATCCGAGCGCGACACGCTGCTCGATCGTCGACGGCTGCCGGAACGAGTACAACGAGCCAGACAAGATGCTGTCTGACAACGAGTACTTGTACCCGACACGCGAAGCGGTCCCGCCCGACACCCACACACCATTGCCGGTCGAGCCGACGAGCGTGAAACCTGTACCGCTGACGCCAGACAGCACCCACACACCGTTCATGGCGGTGTTTCCGGTGGCGCCCGAGATCATCACGACATCACCGTTGGCGAAGGTGTTCGTGGCGGTGACGACGATCGGTGAGGCGTTGGTGGCGGCGGTGACCGTCGCCGTTCCGGACAGCGCACTTCCCGCCTGCCCGAACGTCAACTGCATGAAGGCGTCCATGTCCGGAGCGGTGCCGGCAACACCGTTCGGGGCGATCGACATCTCGGCGGCCCAGCTGGCTGCTTTGCGTCCAAGGACACCGGCCATGAGCGAACGAGTTCCGGTCTTGTCCGGACGCTCGATCAACGCGGCCTGTGTGTCTGCGGAGAACTTGATGAACCGGCACGCGTTGGCGTTGGCGACCGTCGCGGTTCCACCGGTGTTCGGAGCCTGGCCGTATGTAGTCTCGACCTGCGGGTACAGGTGTTCGAGTCTACTAAGAGCGAATGACATATGCAACTCCTAGTGTTGAAAAGTGAGTGAGCACCGCCCCGAACTGTTAGGGTTGAAACTGCTCTCTGATCTGCCGAACCTTGTCACGACACCGGGCGACTCGCTCCAGATAGTCTTGTGACGGAGTTCCGAAGAAGTACGGGTCGCCGTACGTCAGCAAGAGTTCTTTCGGAAAGTCACCGAAGATCTCGTCGAAGTCCTCTTCGGGAAGGAAGGCCGCCCCGCCGACGACAGCATCCCGAAAATATTCGTCCGTGAAATCGGCACGCTGTCCAACAGCGTTGTATTCGAGGCCACCGGCGTGGCTCACCACGCCAACAAAGATGTACTTTTCCACAACGGCACTCCTTGATCTAATTATACCTTGTCAAACAACAACCTCGAACGTGAGCTGAAACCGCAGAGACTGCAGCCAATTCTCCGCCCCGTGCGCCAAAGGGCCTCTTTCGTAGCCTATCTGCCCGTTGTACACGAGGTTGTTCGATCTGTTCTGGAACGCCGGCTGGTTGAACACGTTTATCATCGCATGCTCGACAGCGTCCGGCCACGACTCCATGTTCTTTGGAGGTTGCGAAGCTTTGTAGGACAGGTGAACGTCGATAGTTACCTTGACCAACCCGGCGAAGGTTGTGAACTTCTGCGAGTTGTTGTTGGTTCCGATCGACGAGTACACAACGACAAGGGGGAACTTACATGTTCCACTCGCCATGATGTCGTCTACGGCCACGCGCCCGGTGAAGAAGCTCAGCGATGTCGCGCCGAAGTCCACGACCATCGGAGGCGCACCGGAGTACGACCCGAACACGCTCACATAGTTCGCGTTGAACCCGATCGTCGGGTCGGACAACACCGCGATCGCCTGGTTGCGTGCTACAAAACTTGGTGACAGCATTCTATTTCTTCTCCAACGACTTTCTCGCCCGGGCCATCAAGCGCTTTTTCAGCAGTTTGACGACGCGTTCTCTTGCTCCTTGCGAAGCACCGAAGAACTTTCTGCGCGGCAACGTCTTGTTTCCATACTGATGTCCTGAGCCTACCGCCGCCGCCCTCTCATCATATATCGCGATCGTGACGGCAGAGGCTGGCTCGGAACTTTCGCTCGACACCTGCAGGTCGCCGACAGCAAACGACACCGGTTGATCGTTCACCTGTCGGCCGTTCACCGCCACGACGATCGCGTCAAGCATGTGCGGGGCCTGTATGCCTTGCAGATCGACGCCGTCGCGTCCGAACGCTGACTTGAACGCCGCGTAGTTCTCAAACTTCACCGTGCGCCCTGTCCGGGACACGCCTTTGTTGGCGACACCTTTCTTCTCCAACTTCTTGTGGAAGCGAGCTGTCGCCTTCTCCGTCTCCTGCATCTTCCCGCCACGCGTACCTGGGTTGTAGTAGTACGGGTGGTTGGTGGCGTAAGGAGCAAACGGGGCACCGTCCACATCGATCCCGGCGGCGGTGTCCTTCCTGATCTGCGATCGCACGAGCTGGCCGGCCAACGCCATGTCAGATTCGTTGGGCATCAGGGAAGTCTTCAGATCCAGAAACACTTGCTCTGGTTTTCGACCCGACAACGCGCGTAGTTCAACCGATGCCATCGATATTGCCTATCTAAGAGGGGTAACACGCATCATAGTCTATCGGTGATATTAGCTCAAAACCTTCCGCAAACCACTCTATGTCCTTGTTTGTCTACACTTTGAAAGCACTTCTATCACATATCAGTGCTAGAGTATGTTTCATCACTCAGAGGTATGTGATTTACCCTTCTATACTAAAGAGCATCTTTCGCCGTGCTCGTCTGACCTTTTGGCCGCATGCTGTCGACGATCCATTGATGCCGGCAGTTGTATCCACCGCCTGTGACGAACACGTTATCAAGCTGTTCGTTGTCCATCGCGTCGATCTGTGCGCGCGTCCAGGAGCTCCCCTTGGCAGATCGATCCATCAGATGCTCACAGAACGGACGGATCAACGGATCCTTTGCCGGAGGTCCAACGTACCTGTAGCGGATCTCCCAGCTTTCATCTTCTTCGATCTTGCGGAAGGAAAGGTCTGCGAGAGTCCGGTAGAAGGAACTTGTGGCCGTGGCGGCCTCGGTCTTGGCCAAGGCGGGTGTCTTAGAGACCTCTTCCGAGATGAGAGAAGCCAAACCACCGGCTGTCAGGCCACCGATGCCGGCCAAGGCTTTCCGCCTCATCGTCTCGGCCATCTGGTCGAGCACGCCTTGGATGTTGTCCGCAGCGTCCATCTGCGCCACCGACAAGAACGACCGGTCGTCGCTCGTCAGCTTGTCCAGACCAAGCTTCGCCGTCTGCGCTTCGCCCAGCGTTTCGTTCAAAACGTCTTTGAAGAACCTGAACTGTCCGCCGAACTGACCGACGAAGGCGTCCGTCAGCTCACCAAGACCGAGATTGTCCAGCTCCTCGAGCATCATGTCGTCGATCGTACGGAGAAGTTTTCTGTTCGCCGATGACTGGTCGAGCTTGCCGCCGGTGAAGTCCAGCTTGTCCATGAGACGTGCTTGGACGTTTGCCTGCGCTTTCGTCAGGATCTTGCTCAACTCCTCGTCGAACGACTCCACCAGGGATGTGATGTGTTTGTCATGATCTTCGACGATCTGTTTCAACGCCATGTGCTCACGTCCTTAAAAGGTCGGGGGCGATCACGTAGGATCGCCCTCGCCAGGTCGCGGTGGAGAAGGAGAGACCACGACCAAGATCATCGCAACCATCTCAACCTCGCTGGATCAGATCCTGGACGGTGTAGAACGCGTCAGCAAACTGCCCGTAATCGGACTGAAAACCAGACAGCGTTGGGTCGCCTGCGAGCGTGACCGCCTTCTGCGTGATCGGATACGGCTGCGCGTTCTGCAGATACAAGGTTCCCCCTGCCACCCCGACCCAGAGGTTCCACCCGTCGGCGTTCAACGGCGTGGTGATCGCTTGTGGCAGCATGGCCGGATCGCTGCCTGCGTTCGGTGGAACAAGCGACATGATGTCGACATGAACAACGTGCCCCGCCGCGACCAGCTGTGTGATGCGATCGCTCGTGTACGACTCGGCGTTGTACTTGTTGACCTGGCTTTTGTACAAACTTTGATCGACGTACGTGACGGCGACGTCGAACGATCCGCCGGTTGTTCCCACAAGCGAGGCGGTCGAGACGTTGCTCGTCGACCAGGTGCCGGCCTGCGTCCTGGTCGTTCCAGGAACGCGTTCGTTGATCGCCCCGGGAGCACACATAGGACGATAGACCATCGGAAGTCCTACGTTTTTGAGGTTCGGCCAGTGCTCAAGGCGAAGATCCTGATCGTATTGCATCATCTTCTTCTCGTAGCGATCGGTGAGGGTGCGAGAAAAAGCGGCATGGTAGAACTGCCGAAGCACCTTGTAGGTGAACCAGGTCTTGACGATGGGGAAGTAAGGGTCGTACGCGACGATCTGTCCGAGCAAGATGCGAGTACGGTTGACGCCAGGACCTCCGACGTTGAACACTGCCGCCAGATGGTTCGCGCTCACCAATCCAGACGACAGATACCCGCCAAAACGCTGCATCTGCGACAGAATCTGCTGGCTGGCGGTCTCGTACGTACGTTGGACGATGCCGGACGCTCCGTCGATGACGATGTTCTCGGCGGCGGCGACGCTTGCCACCTCGGGATCTATCGACGCCAGATCCGCCGTCGTCACGACACTTGAGTCTGTCCAGAGCATGTCATCTCCCTAAAAGTGCGGTGCACAGCGCAAGCATGGCGACTACCAGTGCGCTGATGAAGTTTCTGCTTCTCTGCGTCATGGCTTCCTGCTTTGAACAAAATGGGTGCTGCCAACCTCGCGCGGTGTTCAATGTTGTCCGTTCGCGAACAGGTTTGCAGCACCCAGGATTGTTCGGTCGCTTTAGTACGTCAGAGCGGCCGTGAGCTGAGCGGTCTTTCCTGCCCCGCCGGAGATGAACATCTTCACGCGGACGTTGTCGCCGGAAGCACCCAGCCGGATGTCCGGCATGTCGGCCTTTTTCGCACTGTACGTTTTGTCGTTCTGGCCGGCCAGACCGGCATAGACTCCGACGCCGGCCGCACCGAGCGCACCCGGGGCGACGAAGGTTGCCAGGGGTTGGGCGTCGATGAACGTGCTGGCTCCGGCATCTTCGAAAACCACGCGGATGTTGGCGCCCGAAGAGATCTCTTCGATGCGAGCCATGAGCGTGACGTCGGTCGAGGTGCTTGCTGTGAACACGGTGTTGTCCACGAGAACAGCGGCGGACGCGAAGCCGATGTGCTTCACGGTTCCGCCCGAACCCCAGGTTCCGGACCCGAGCGAGTTGTTGAGCGAGTACACACTGGAACTGACCTTGGTCACAACCCACTGGCCGTTCGCGGCGTCGGCAGGTGCTGCGACTCCGGAGATTTGCACGATGTCACCGGTCTCAAGGCCATGTGCAGCGCACGTGACCTGGATCAGAGCGTCGACGCCCGTCATGCCGGTGATGGTTCCGTCAGCAACCAGAGTCTTCTGCTTGCCGGAAAGGATGGAAAGTACAGACATTTTCAATGCTCCTTGTTCGATGCCCGCGTTTCACCACCGGCTGTAAGTGGTCGATCGTTACTTCGTTTTTGCCTTGGTCAGGTTGCTGCGTGCGGCGTCGACCAGCGGTTGAAGGTGTGCCGGAACTTCGCTAAGTGCGTCTGCTCCGACAACCTGCAGCTTTTTGAGCTCGCGCTTGGTGTCGAGACTGTCGTGCAGTTTCTTCTGGTCGAGCTGCCGTTGCAGGCACTTGTTGATCTCCTCGGGCGTTGCCACGCGATGCGTGCCGTCGGCGATGCGCTCGGCCGCCAGACCTGGATCTCTTCCGTTCGGCGCCCAGATCTCGACGATGCAAGTTTGCCCCGCCACCGTGCCGGCCTCGCGTTTGCGAACCGAGGTCAGATACACGCACACGGGGCGTGTTGAAGACTCGTCGGTCTCGGGATCGATGTACGGTTCGAACTCCGGTTGTCCTTCGTGCTTGCCTGCGATCAGTTCGCGAACCAGCCTGTTGTGTGCTTTGCGCTTCTCGTCGTAAAATTCTCTGATGTCCATGTTCGATCTCCTTCTCTCCATCTGTTGGCAATGAAGTTTGAACCACGCCGAACGTTCGGCGTGGTTCAAACCAAAGGGTTAGCTGAGCAGCTGCAGTCCGAAGGTGTTGCGTAGCACCGAGGTGCCGTACAGAACGTCGACCGTGAACTGCTGCGCCAGCGTGTTCGGGGCGTAGCTCATGACCACGCGCAAGCCGAAGTTGCCTTCGCTCACGTACTGAGCGATCGCGCCGGTGCCGGGAAGCGGCTGAGGCAGCTGGCGGGTGACCAACGCGAAAGCGTCGGGCACGAAAGCCAGGTTGTACGTGGTCGTGGAAGGCTTGGCGACGAGCTGGCTGCGGAAGATCTGGAAGCTTTTCAGCTTGCCAACCTGCCCGCTGGCGATCGCCGCGCCTGCACCGGTGCTGATGCGGTCTTCGGTGAAGCGCCCGATCTGCCGCAGATCGCTGTACGCGTCCGCTGACACGACCATGTACTTCTGAAGCGCATCGGGCACGAGCGCTTTGAACAGCGCCTTTTCGGCCGAGTCGATCAGGGCTTCCGAACCAAGTCCAGCGGCGCCTGTTCCAACCGGCGAGATGGCCGTCAGGTTGGTGTACAGGTTGAGCAGGTCCTGCTCGACGGCGGTGGCGACCGCGATGACGGCCGGCCGCATGTATTGCTGCAGCAGGTTGGGGAACGCGAGCACCTTGGTCACGTCCGGGATCTGGAACGTGGCCTCGATGTGCCGGTTGAGAACGATCTGTGCGTTGCCGAGAGCAGGGTTCTGCGTCTGGACGGACCCACCCTCTGCGATGTTGTTGGCGACCATGACGCCCGGGATGGGAACGTTCACGGTGTCGCCCGTCTGCGCGAGGCTGGCTTCGTAGTTGCGATTGACCAGGCGGCCCATCACAAGGTTTGCTTCCAACGCCGGCAGCGCATCGAAAGCCACGAGCTTGACGATCGCTTGCGCAACGTTAGAACTGGTAATAGCAGGCATTTACTGCCCTCCTTGAATAGTGTGTCGTTATTGCTGAACGTTGGCCGCCTGAACGGCCCGCCCAATCTCTTGGGCGACCGCCAGTCGTTCCTCTTCGGACATGCCCGATTTGATCGTTTCGATACCGACGCCCGAAGAGTTTCGTGTTACCCCTCGCTTCGCGCCTGCCCCGCCGACCTCTGCGGGAGCCAAAAAGTAATCGTGCTTCTGTGTCAAGGCTTCTTTGACAAAGTCTGACAGCGGAAGATTCTCACCGGCGATGAGCTTGCCGTCATCCGTGCGCTTGACCTCGAGCGAGATCAGCTTGCGAGCGGCATCACGAGCACCGGGGGACGTGAACGTGTAATCGTTCAACGCTGCTTCGATCGCTCCTTCGCGCTCGGCCTTCTCGGCCCGAGCCTTCTCGGACTTGTTCTCCTCGGTGATCCCGCGCAGCTGATCCTGGAGCACTTTGTTCTGCTGGGTCAGGTTGTGGAGTTGTGCAGATACTTCAGGCGATACACCGGGGATGACCGGGGGAGGAACAACCGTCTTCGTCTTGTCGTCCCCTTCCTGAGGTTTCGGTAGCAACGGCTCGATGATGTCCTTGATCGCCTTCGGCAGATCGGACTTGATAAGGTTGCTGATCGCGCCGTTGATCGCCTTGTTCATGCGCTTTTTCGAAACGCCACCACCCGATGCTGCCCCGTTCTTTTTCACCTTGACGTCAAGCAGCCCTTCTTCACCACGCACCGTGTAACTGTTGAACATGCTTTGTGCACGCCTTTCCCAGGAGGATGCCTGGCCATGTATGGTGCGGGCCGCACTGTGTCGTGATCGTTCAAGATTGGAAGTGTTCTCCCTCATCGCCCGCTCCTGATAAGAATTATATCAGGCGGAAGCATCAGCACGCGTCCGGCGATGTTTGCGAACTGTCTTGCTCACTGTCGTGACAGGTTTGTCCACGACCTCGGCCGGTGTTTCTGCGACCGGCTCAACACTGTTTGCCGCCCGTTTGAGCTGAACCATGACCAGAGCACACGTACAGACAGCTTGCTCAAGCACCATGTCCGCCATCGCGTCGCCTTTTATCCTCGGGTCAAGACCTGCGAACCGAAGATGCAGCAGTTCGTGCACGATCGAGACCTCGTGATCTTGTAGCCCGTCCCCCTCGTAGTCTTCCGGATCGAGAAGACTGAGCACGGCCTGTGAGTGTGGGATGCTGTATCTGATCTCGGCGTTGTTTGTCTGATCGCTCAGATCTGCCCGCCGAACCACCTGTGCATCTATGTCCCAACCACCAAGACGCAAGGCACTCTGCCATTTTTCGCAAAGGTCCTGCGCCTGTTCGTTCGTCAACGTCAACTGTTCCATGTCTTCTCCTTCTTCACTTGTTCTCTGTCAACGCGGCAACGCCACCAACGGCTTTTTTCTTCGGTGGGATCGGTGGTGTGACGATGTTCTGTGTTGCTTTGTCCAGCGTCTGCGCGTACATCTGCCGGCGCTGGTCCGCTTCCTGTTCAGCCTTTTCTTCGTTGGAGGGTGCTTTCAGGATCTCGTCACGGATCGCCTCGGACGTTTCCGGGTTCATGTCGGGCAAGAACTCCTGTGCCGCCTGGCAGTAGACTTCTTTCTCGAACGTCTTGCTGGGAACACCGAGCGCGAGAGCGGCCTCGGCGCGTTGCAGCTGGTCGAGCGTGGCCGACTTGCCGAACTTGAGACCTCGAACATCTGCTCGAACGTTGTCGTCCAAACGAGCTTGTGCAACGGCGTCTAGTGTTTGCTGCATCGCAGCGATGACGACATCACCATATTCGTTCATGATGTCTTGTGCAGGCATCATGTCCATCTCTTTGCTTGCTCCGGACGCTCCGTCGGCCGTCGCGTTGGACGAGCGACCCTGATAAGACAAGTACATAGCGCGAAAGATCTCTTCGCGAAGTTCCTTGACACGTTCCGCCGAGCGCGCGAACGATTTGCCCTCGGGTTCGCTCCAGGCGTATGTGCTGCCAAGCGGAAGCTGGATGAAACCCGCCTCGGACAACTGTGGTTTGATGTCCTGATCGCTCGTGACCACCGGCATCGCCAGGTTCGCCATGTACAACGCCCAACCGTAGGCGTTATCCTGGTTCAGGTGATCAAGCACGGGAAGATACGCACGATTGGACAGCCACAGGCCGTCTGGAACTTCGAAGCGTAACAGGGGGACGATGTTTGCCTTGGCGAGCGCGTGCTTGCCGGCGTCGACCAGAACAACGTGGTCAGCCTCGTCCACCTTGGTGATCTCGGTCTCGCCTGGTTTGCGGACACGTTGATACTTCAGGAACTGCTGCCGATCGAAGTAGTACCACGTGTCGACGATCTTCTGCGTCTGGACGAAGTCACGAGAGCTGTCCTGATAGGCGAGAACACACCAGCTCAGGTTGCCGTAGGCGTCGGTGTCCCAGTTGATGACGCTCACCGGCGAATAGGTCACCAGGTATGGTGACGGCCGGCCGAACTGGTCGAGCACCCCCGATTGCTTCTGGTCGCGCAGAGACCGCGCCTCGCTCTCGTCCCTGGGAACGTCCACGAGAACGTAAGCTGTGCGATAGAGGGCCAACGAGGTGAACACCTCGCGCATCAGATCTACCAGGTTGGTCTTCTTGCGATCGCAGTTCTTGCGAAATTCGATGTAGAACGAGTCCAGGTCCTTCGGGAAGTCCTTCCCGTCGGGTTGTCCGTCCTTGCCGACGGTCTTCATGTCGACGGTCGGAGGGTTCTTGAACATCGCAGCGCGATACCAGCCGAAGCATGTTCCGAGGATGTTGTGGTACGTGAACCGATCGACACGCGCCTGGTACACCTCCTGCAGCTCGCGTGGCCGGCGGATGAGAAACTGCGTCGAGTTCTTCCGCATCACATGCCCGCCCTCGTAGAGCATGCTCATCTTGATCCAGTCGTCCTTGACGTCTGTGTAGCTCGGATGCTCGGCGTTCAGCTGCTTGATCGTCGGGTTACGCCAGCCGGGCGGTATGTCGAGACCTGCGAGCTTCGACGCCACCACCTCTTTCGGCGCGAAGGTCTGATCGGCCGGCACGGATATAGTCTGCGAATACGACGGATCGTTGATGCTTGCGTTTTCGAGAGGCATGCTAGTCCTTTTTCTTCTTGTCGAGCTTCCGCGCTATCTTCTTGATGCTCTGATGCAGGCGCTGCTGCGCATGATCAGCGTGCCGGGTGAACTTGCGGTATTCCTTTGGGTGGTCCAACGCCAACCATGCTTTGTGGATCTCCGCTTGCACGGCGGCGAGCTCTTGCTCGAGCGACCGTATGTAGTATACTGCGGCCAGGTGAGACTGAGCATCCTCGCCCCGACCACGAACTTTCTTCAACTTGTCGTGCGACCTGGAGAGCTTGTTTTTCATACTTGACACTCGAAGAACGTGCTTACTTTGCCGAGCACTCTTTTCAGACAAAAAGAGTGCCTACTGGTTGATCCACGCGGACCCATTCCACCAGTAACCCGAGTAGCCCAAAAACCCGCTGGTATAGCTGGCCTGGACGTTGGCGTACTGCGATGTCAGGTTGGTGGAAACAGTAGCACTTGGGGTGCTGGCGCTGATGGTAACGGAGCCAACCGACTCCACCGTTGTACCGGCTACGATGGCTGCGTTTTCCGCTGCGCTCGCCCCTGTCCAGGCACTCGCCGGACAAGTAGGGCTGCATGAGAGAGGAGTCGGTTTGATAGTCGTGTTCCAGAACACATACTGCATCGAGATGTTTCCGCTGCTTGCCACGGGCTGAGAGGCGAGGTTAATGATCTGCTTGGCCGGAAGGACCGTGCCCCCCGATGCTGGACCGTTGCAGGGCGTGGACGCAGGTAGCGTGAACGTGAAAGTATTCGCCGTCGCCGTGCCAGCCGTGCTGTTGATGTTGTATGTTCCCACCGATGCGCCGGTGATCGAGAAGCCCTGAGACTGTGCGATCCCGTGCGCTGTGGCTGTAACTGTGACTACTTGAGCTGTGCAGGTAATTGTC